CTCGCCCCTTCCTCGGCACGTCACGGGGCGAACCCCCTCACGTGTCGTTTGTGCGAAGGCAACCTAGTTCGGTCTATTACAAAGTGACCGATACCGGGAGATTGCTTTAGACCTGAAATTCGGGTCCTCGCACGGGAGTGGATCTGATCCACCCCCAGCGTGGCTGAAGCGTGCCACGCCCGTCCTCGTCTCACGACGAGCGGTGAACGGCGCCTCGGAGCTTGCGCTACGAAGCGCCGCGTACATCAGTGCCACCTGATAATCAGGATGGCCCTCGATGTCTGTGTCCCTCACGGGCTTAACAGACACCCCGTACCAAACTGGAGATTGGGTAATACTATCCCATCCCAGGTTCGGTTCGGGGCCAACGTTATGCCTACCATCTAATGCCTCATCTGTATGTGTGCCGAAAGGACACACAAAATAAGAAGTAAATGGTGGCCACCAATCCCTTGTACTTTCGCACAAGAAACTGGCCCAGCGGTTTGGCAAACGCGCTAGAGCGTTGTGAGCACGTATCCTCTCTGAGAAACTCTCAAGGGAGGTGTGGATGTACACCGGTCTAACCGGTTGACCGCCATGCCAATCTGCTCCACAAGACTCCCGAAAAGGTCCAAAGAAATAGGACTTTTCCGGGTTCAATTCGAAACCGAAATACCGCAAGTATTCTTGCAGTACGCCGGATTCATTCTGACGGATAATAATATCGTCCCCGTATACCCGGAAATCGGGTTCGGTCCCACAGTATTTGTGGGCGGCAGAACATATCGAAGCGAATATTAGAGTTTCTAGTGGAAAGCAGTAACCGTTGCCCATTGACACAAAGCCATGATACTTGTGACTTTGCTTCGATCCTTTATCCCTCCATGAGGGTGATCGAATGTCGTTGAGGTACTTGAACCATGCAGGAGGTAACAGCTCTCTTACGAGTTCTGTAAAGATACTTCCTGAGGCATTTTTCAAGTCTGCAGTGCAGTACGGGTTCGGAACATCAAGTGAGCCCTCACGGGCCATTTCTTGATTAGGACCCTGCTTACGAAGGTCGATGCCAAATCGACACAGCCGGGTCTTCATTTCTAAATCAGTCGCAAGTTGCACGAGCTGGTTCAGTAATGGTTCCTTAGCAATTGTACGGTGACAATCACTATCTTTTATGGCATATGACAAACTGTTGTAGTCCACTATACGGACCTTTCCCATGATTCTAGATTCAAGAAGTTCTGGATCTATGCACATGACAAGGGAAACGAATTCCCCCTGAGCGTCTTGGTAGACTTTAGTCATACCAAAAAGTTCCCAAATCATCGGGAGACGCTTCAAGGCCGTTATAGCATATGGCAGTGCGGCAGGTGTCACAGTCCACTCATCTGAAAGGAGTTTCCTAGCAAAATTCGTAAACTGACCGCTGACACCTACGTTAGCACCTGGACCCCAAGCACCGTTCGGTAGAAATTCCGAGAATCTCGGTGTTTGTCCAAGAACACGTGAAATGTATCCACGACAGTCATGAACAAGCTTACGATTATCAAAACCTGGCAACCTATCGCTAGGGTGTAGGCTAAGACCGAGATCGTATGTTGACAACCGCCTCCGACGAAGGAGAGCGTTCATGTGCCGATTTCGGCGCTCGCCACGAAGAAATTTGTGACGTGCGTTGTCTTCAGCAACCTGATTATTGCCAACAAAAGGATATTTCTTAACGAAGGAAGCTATCGACATCGCCACGAAATGTTCATCGTGGGTCTCATACGTCTGTGTGAGAAGATGTCGTGCATGAGCTACGGCTGAAGCCGGATCCACGCCGTTCAAGGCATGGAGAATCGGTTTAGCCGCAGCCCACGCGGGGCTCCTAACTACATTTGAAAGGAAAGAACGAAGGTACTTAAGTCCCTTCCCCGCAGATGCTTCATCGTGTTGGTAGACACTTTGTCTCAACACTGACCCGCCAGGGCCATGACTCAAACGGCTAGGCCGTGTCACCCGCTTGGGTGATTGCAGAGTCTGTATTGTTTCGGAATTCATATTGAAGCTCCTTAACATATTGCGACCAAGGGTCTGGTAAGACCCAAGTAAGCACACCCATCGTGGCAGAAATTACCGCCACGATGATGAATTTACGGTTAAACACACGGTTACCCGTTTGCCAAACCGATTTTCAGGTTTGCTTTAAAACCAGCGGAGGCCAAGTAGGCTCCGAGGTCTGCGCAATACGCGTCCACATCGGCATTAGAAATGCCAACAGGGAGAGCGAATTCCACCTTCATGCTACCGTCGCCGGTTGTCGTCTTCGCACCCGTAAGGGTGTGCGTGCGATAGAGATTCACGGCGAAGCGAGCGAGGCCACTGAAAACGGCCGAAGGTTTGGCGGGAGTGGCCTTTTGAATCAGGCGGTCCTTCACCGAAGTGGTGTTGGCCGGACCCTGAAACGAAAAGGTGCTACCGTTGATGCTGTCGACCACATAGGCCTTAGCGTTGACTGTCAATGACATGTCATATACTCCATAAAGAGAAAGGAAAAGTAAGCTAATTACACGAGTAGAATTTACTAATGTAACCCAGCGTACCGGGAGCGCCGTAACCCATTACCGAGTAGAGCAACTGCGTCTACAAGGCGAAGGTCCGTTAGAAACTTAAACGGATTAGCGCGGATGGTTAACTTCGGTCCATTCAGCCCCACATATCGTATCTTATATTCAGATGTATATGTGGAAATCCCCGTCGGTGCGATTGTCAAATCGAACTGCGGGTTTGTAAGGCGCACATCACCTATTTGGCGGGTAACAGTACGAGTATCTCGTACTGTATAAACCCCACCTAGGTTCTTGAACCCCGGCTGAATCATTCCTCCAATCGCTGCGAAGAAGTCATTCACATTGATTAGCCAATTAACTACAAAGGAGTACGAAACGAGGTCAATAACGGCCTCTGGAATTTGACCGATTGAAAATCCAACTCTATGTTGGAGTGAATCGTCAATGTCCCACAGTGACATAGCACGCACAGAAATCTCGTGGTGCGTCGTCTTGTGGATCATAGGTCGCATAATTCCGTAAACACCTTCATATTGGGTGGTATCGTAGGCAGACACTAAAGCCTTACCTCGAGTAGTGACCCTTGTGGGGCCGCTCTCATCGATATCACGGGAGAGTGCTTTCAAAACACCCTGCATATCCATGACAAGTGGACGAACTCCGAAACGCATTGCTAACCAAGTATCGGTAACAATACGTTCGAGTTCACGCAAGTTCTGTACTGACTGTCGCTTCGGGTTGGCCGCCAAGTGGCGTCCATATAGGTAGTCAACTCTTCCGTGGAATCGTTGGAAGAACCTATGGAAATTCCCAAGCAAGTCGGGCACTAAGCGCAAAGTCTTATGCAATTCTGCAAGTGAAACAAGCAGATTAGCGTCAGACGGAAGGCGTTGTGCCTGTGTACAGGCTTCGTTCACTGCGCGGCTGTAATCACTGCCGAGCAGATTGGCGGGCATAAGCGAACTTGGTAAAACCTTATCAGGAATACTTCCGTATCCATCAAGGGTTACCGTCGATATAATGTCGCCACGAACGGTGTATAACTGTCCCGGTGTAGTATGGAGGCTGTTGGTCCTAACCTGGGCGATATTACTACCCTCGCTAGTGCCTTCAAGCCTAGAACTATTCATGGGATTAAAAACGAGCTTACCCTGTGCCGCGAGTTCCTTGAACCCGGGCACAACAACGTCTGACATAGCACGTTGTTTCCCCACTGGAGAAGTCTTCCAATAGACAACAAAGTTGGCGATTGGGCCCGACGCAGTCTCAGAACCTGAGCCTGCCTTACTGACACCGTTGTCAGAACGAATACGGTGCCAGCTAGCGGGTAACTTTTTCCTCATGGGGGCGCTCCTTTACAGTAGTTGAAAGAGATTTATTACAGAAGCAAAGGACGAGTCCGATGCAACTGAGGCTTCCAAAGCCAGAAGAGCCAGGGG